GTTATAAACTCCATCGCTAGCAACTAGAAATAATAAGAATATGCTTTCATCATATGCTGGTGTACTTCCACTTGCTGGGAAACTGATTTTGATACGACCAGTAAAACATGCAGGATCAGTAGCATTGATGCCAAGATCGGGATCACCTGGTAGACCACTATATGTTACTTGTAAACTGTCACGACCTATAGTAGCCCAAGTTTCTTCATCTATAACTAATGTAAAAGTACCTGCACTATCATCACGATTTGTTATGCTTAAACTAATTGGTAGTGCTTCAATTCTATTCATTGTCATGCTACCACTTGCTGTGCTTAATGCAAATACTGCACCAGGAGTATATGTTGGTGCAGCACCACGACTTGCACTTATAGTGAATGTTGTGCTTGTTAATACTTCTTTTACATAGTAAGTTGTATTGATTGCTACACCACCGAACACTGTGCCACGAAATTGTACTGGCATACCTACAAACAGTTCGCTAGTATCATCGCAAGTTAATATGTTCGTGCCTGTAGTTGTTGCTGTGATTGTAGCAATTAAACTTACTAATGGATAGTCATCGATAGTAAAATCATAGCCATTTCTGCTATCACGGAAATTTACGATTGACCTACGTATAATGCTGGCATCTATCGTCGCGCCAGTCAGATCCATTGGCGTAGTGCCAGTCTGCCAACCACTTGGGTAACTTGTTATGTTAGCCCAGGCTAAATTCCAGAAATCTTTTTGGTTATATACAAGTTCTTGTGCTAAGACTTGTCCATCAAACCCACCAACTTGGTTTAATGTATTTTGACTAAATTTTGCCATCTCCGCTACCTCGCGTTATTGACCTAACCTTGCTGTCTCGCAATTGTTAGGTATATGTTAATATTTATGCTAACCTATTCTCCAATTAGTACCATCACTGAATATTGGAAGTGCATTTGTTCCACCACCTGCAACAATATTTCTAAATGTATTATTATTTGCATCACTAATAAATGCTCTTGCTCCTGCACCGGCATTGGCTGCTGTTGGTAATGTTGCAAATGTAACATTTATTGTTCTAACAATTACATTTGCTGTTACATTACCGGCTGTTACATTTCCTGATATATTAGAAAGATTGCCTATTATGATGTTACCAGTTATATTAGTATTAGCGGTTACTGACCATGCAGTTATCCCACCAAAACCAGAAGTACTTAAACTGCCTACATTTGCAGTTCCAGTAATATTTGCATTACCTGATAAAATCATATTATCAGTAGCAAAAGTATAATTACCTGAATAAAATTTCAAATTAGGACTTGCTGCTAAAATATTGGCAGAGTTATATTGTATTTCTCCAGTAGAGCCAGCAGCATTTCCACCACCTCCTCCTCCACTTCCATAAGTTATTTCACCTAAATTTGCATCATAATATAATATATTACCTGAAGTGGCATTTCTAATAGGTTTTACTATAAAACTATTAGCAACATTTGAATTTACATTTGTTCCAGTTGCATTCAATATTATAGAATTTGTAGCAACAATATTTGCCCCTGCTTGATAACCTATTGCAATAGAATATTGTCTTTGAAAGGCTCTTGCTGCTTGATATCCTATTGCGATCGCGCCAATTTCTTGATCGCCATTAGTACTTTCTGCTGCCTGGGCACCTATAGCAATAGTATAATTTGCTTGATTATGTCCTAAAGCATTGCTGCCCATTCCTGCATATGCACCTAATGCAACTGATAAATTTCCTTGATTATTTTGTGATGCTTGATATCCTATTGCAACAGAATTTGAACCTTGATTTTGCCTTCCACTACTATCTCCTATGCCAAGAGAATAATTACCTTGTTGATTTTCGCCGGCAAATTGACCTATTGCTATTGCAGTATATCCCTGATTATTTGCACCTGTACCAATTCCTATTGAAATAGCACCATTTGCTTGTTGCGTTTTTCCAGCACTATTACCTATAGCAATAGCCCCAAATCCTTGACTATTTGATGCGGCATTCACACCTATAGCAATAGAAGAATTACCTTGAGTATTTGATGCTGCATTTACACCTATAGCAATACTTAAGTTACCTTGTGTATTTGTAGCAGCATTACTACCAATTGCAATAGAATGTGATGCTTGTGCTGTTTGACCTGCTTGATAACCTAATGCAATATTATTACTTGTCACACCTGATATATTACCGATAAAATTGCCAGTAACAGTATTTGCTGCAACAACATTGGCATTTATAGATCCATTGGCATCTCTAACAACTACTGTATTTGCTACTGCAGGAATAGAACTATCATAACCATCTAATAAATCAACATTGAGATTTGCTACCTTACTAGTACTTTGCACAGATAAAGGTGCAGTTCCAGTAGCAATATTTGATACAAATTGAGTTGCAGTAATAAAATTATTAACACTTAATGCATTTAAAGTACCTACACTAGTAATATTAGGTTGAGAATTATCCACAACATTACCAGCATATGTGGCATAATTTGCATTACTAATATTTCCAACTATATTTCCTATAAAATAATTAGCAGTTACATTGCCGACAAAAACACCATCACCAGGAACTGCTAAAGCATTAGAAATATAATTAAATGTAAAACCTGCAGCGCCAACAAAATTACCAGCACCATCAGTCATTTGAATTTGTGTATTTGCTCCATTGGCGCTACCATTTCCATTGGAACTAACTGTTCCAGTAGCCCATGTTAAGTTACCTGTTCCATCTGTCTGAAGGAAATAACTATTACTACCTCCACTGATTTTTAAATTTGGTAAATTTTGAAATGTTAAATTACCATTTGCAACAGAAGTATTTGGTACACCACCTAAAGTATTCAAATTATTATATTGTAATTGTCCATTATTGCCACCGGCAACAGGGGCACCTTGAGTGTAAACACCTAAAGATATTGTATCAGGAGTAATTTGAATAGTATTTTGATCAATTACAATTTGTGTCGTAGCAACATTAGGTGTAATTGTTAAGCCAATTTCGCTCATTATTGATATCTCACTATCATTCCAATTGGTTCTTTGTTAACATCTGCTAAACTTGCATTACTGCCACTTTGGCGACTTACTTGTAATGTTACAACTACAACTGTACTATTTGCTGCACTATTTGCTAATCCAATAGTAGGCGTCGTTGTAGGACCACCTGTACCACCAGTTAAATCTGCAGGTATATAAAGATACCCTAAGCCTGCAGTAGCATTACTAAATTGTGCTATCAAATTTGCACTATATGTACCACCACCTGTACTTGGTTGTGGAGATAACAATGTCAGATTACCTAACACTATTGTATCACCAACAGTTGGATATGTAATATCTGTGCAAGTATAGAATTTTGCACTGGTTGACAAAGCCCAATTATTAGGGCTTGTGCAGTTAATTGCGTTACCATTTGCATCTTTAAATGCTAAAGGTAAAGTATATGCTTCGCCAGTGTATATTTCAATACACTGCATTTCAGTACCAGCGATTGTTACTGTTTTTGATCCGTTAAGTAAGAGGCTCATAATTGTGTTCCTATTTTATTTATTTATAATTATTGTATCAAGTATGCAGTCAAAGTTCCATTAAGTAAATATAAATTTACACCAGAAGTCCAATGTTTAATTGCGCATCCAACTGTATTGACTTGATAGTTTGCATTTCCGCCAGTTCCTGCGCCGCTATAAACTATATAACTGCCAGTAATATTTTTTGGTCTATTGGCTGATAATTCAACTGTTTGTACAGTATCATAAAATACATATCCAAAAGAATTATTATTTGCTGGAAAAATCATATTCATTTTTCCACCACATTGAAAAGTAATGTCTGATGATGCTACTGCTTGAAAGGAATAATCTACTTGATATATTTTACTATATCCTTTATAAGTTGCACCTACAGTTCCAGCAATAGCAGTATACCAGCCATGATTATTACTGTTTGCACTATCTGTAGGAGGTAATGTATTCAATGTAAATGTTCCCATTGGATTGAATATATTTGCAGCACCAGCATAACTTGTTGCTAAAAATTGATTTGGTAATGTTGAATTTGCAGTTTGTTGAAAACTTGGATAATAATCACTAGTACTAAAAGTATATGTTTGATATGTTGGTATACCATTTGGATTATTCGCAAGCAAATATCCACCAGGAATATAATAGGCAAATGCAGATCCACCGACTAATAAGTTTGCTATACTAGTATTTGCATTAGCACCACTATATAAATGATCTGGGGCAAATGCTAGTGCCCAAGTATCAGTTGCAACTACAGTTCTAAAAGTTCCTGTTCCACCACCACCATTGCCAGCAATAATACTAATATTAGCAATATTATTGCTTACAGTTGCAGTTACTCCATTACCAGTAAAGTTTAAAGTTGTCACAGTATTAGATAAACTACTACCTTCATCTTGAATTGTGATGCCACCATTACTAATATCAGTAATTAAACCTGTATTAGCAATTGTAACATTAGGCAATCTATACGTTGCTGCAGTTAAATTAGGATTAGGTACAATAGTATTTGGTGTAATGCCACCATCTATGGCTTGTAAACATGCATTGCTTAACGCTACTGTTGGATTAGGTGTGACCGTAAATATTGTAGGGCTACTATTACTTGTTATACCAACAACATAAGTATTTGGATCTAAAGTTCCTGTACCTGATAATTTATAGATGTTAGCACCAATAACTAGATTTGGTATAGCGTCACTAGTGATCACATTTCCAACACTGTTTGCATTACATGCATTACTCACATTTGGAGTAGGTGTGCTAGGATTCCAATTGAATTGTGCGCTAGCATTACTTCGTCTACCTGCTGTATTATTTCTTGCAGTAGTACTAAAATAATAATCACCTTGCGGTAAATCATTAATATCTACATTACTACTTGTGCTATTTGTAAATGGATCTCCATTACTTTGTTGCACTGTACGATATAATCTATGTTCCTGAACATTGCTACTAATACCATAGTTATAATCCATATAAAGTACTAAACCACTTGCAGGAACTGTGCTTGTAACTTTGAAACTCTTAACAGTATTCACACCTAATGGGTTTAAAGCAACTGTAGGTGTACCTGGTTGATCTATAACATTAGGATCTAGTAATCCAGTATTGAATGCAGGGACAAAGTCTTGTACAGGATCATCTGCATAAACAGTATCATTATATTCAAATGCTTGTATCGCAGCAAATAGATTACCTTCAGGATCCTTTTCTTCTGCAACACTGTTTACACGAAATAGTTTATCAGTCCAACCATAAACTTCATGTGTGACACGTATGACATCACCTGCTTCTATCTGTATACCACTAAAATCAGTTCTAAATGATATGACTAAATCTTCACGACTTTGGAATATTCTACGAGCAGCCAAATACTTTGCCTGCACTGCATTATTCACTAATGGAAACGTGACATTTAATCTATTGACTGCTTCATTATAACTCAATACGCTAGGATAATCTGTAAACAAATCTATGATCTGATAATCAGTCTGATCCTTGATATTTGTATTAGGATATGCTACTTCGATCTGATTATATGTCTCATTAAGATCGATAGGACTTATTTCTATACCACCAACTAGATTGCTGCTATCTACTAGGAATAAACCACTAGGATCAGGATATCCATCATATAATTTGTTTATGACAACACGCCATTGACCAGTCAATTCACTATATTGTAACCAACTGTCACAACTATCAACTAATCTTTGTAAATTTTCTAAACAATTTTGACTTGTATCTAATGGACCATTTACACGATAACGTGCTTGTTGACTATATGGATCACCAGGACTCCAACCAACTGGTTTATAATCAATTAAGACATCACTATAGGTATCTAAATCAGTTAAACTTGTAGTATCAATACGTGATAATGGAATGGCACAACCATAGCGTGTGTTTTGCATATAATCTAATATTGCTTCGCCTGGCTTTTCAATACTATTTGTTATTTGTGCAGTTAATGCACCTACTCCAGTTGTACCAGCATCAGTGCTATATTTGACTTTAACAATAGCAAAAGCACAATTGGTCATA